CGAACATATTCTTTTGATAATAAACCAAACTTTTTTTCTTCTAAATCTCTTGTCCTGGATTCGGGTGTATCAATACCCTCTAAACGTATACGCTCTTTGTGTATCCACACTCCGAAACCAAGATCAATATCCACGTCGATTGTATCACCGTCAACTATTCTTAATACTTTAGCATTATATTCGTACATTATTATCCTATACTATGAAGCATCCTTTCTATGCCAGATGGCCCAAAGGATCCATATTGCGATTAAACCCATAACTCCCTGACTACCTAGACTTGCTAGCATTGCAGATACGTTATCAACTACACTCCAATTTGCTGGAACGAAAGGTACTGTCTTTATTCCTAGCACTTCGAGTATAATCGCAAGAGCGGCAACACTTACACCGACGTCTGCCAGTGCTGCTGCCCACCCTCTGATTTTGTGTAATATTTCCATAGTTCCTCCTATGTTTTATTCGACGCCGCTAATTTCTTATCATCAGATTTTTTGGGTTTTCTATCGGGATATTGACCAAGTGACTTTGATCTCTCTACCTTTTTCAAATGTCTATTAATTATACCCATTAATCTGTCTGTGTTCTGTGAAGCTGTTAGTCCTTCTACTTTACCATTATTTTCACCAGGTGTCATTTTTTTCATCATCTTAACTGATTCTGGTGTTCCATAATCATGTAAATAATTTTCATCTATATCTTTTCCACCTGCTAAATCTCGATACATTTTTCTAACTTGTGATTTGGGCATGCGATCAACTGAATCTATCATTGATGGTTGTTTTACAATTTTTCTCAATTGTTGTTGAATATCACTTGGACTTTTACCAACCATTATCATATCAGGTAATCCCTCAACTTTAACTTTAAACATCATACCAGGTTCATTACCCGTAGCCATACCCTCACCAATTTTAATTTTATCTTTCTTTTTAATGTTCTTCATCTTTTGTTTAACTTCATCAGGTGTACCACTTATCTTTTGATTTCTAGTTTTAGAGAATGCTTTTCTTGCTTTTCCTACCATATCACCCTGTAAATGTGGTGGTAATTTAGATTTTGGTTGAAATTTTTTAGAAAATTTAAATCCTGATCCTGTCATTTTACCAACGTAATCTACTTTTTCTTTTATTACAGCGTGTTTTCCAGCACTTTTACCAGTACCTTTTACATATTTACCCTTAATCTTTTTTGCATAATCTCTAGCATCTTTTTCATTACTAAACAAATAAAACTTTTTAGCTTCATTTACCGATTCTTTTTGAGGCCCCTTTTTAGCAGATAGATAAGCTGCAATAGCTTGATCACGCCTTTTTTCTTTAGAATGTCCTTTAAATTGTGGAGCATCTGACTTTTGAAAATCATCAATCCATGCACCCATTCCATCTGATACTTTTAGTGGCATTTTATTTTCCCCTTAAATCTTTATCTGCACCATAGTAAGTTCCCTTACCTTTACCAATATAACTATTTACTCTAGCCATACCCCATTGTTGTGGTGTAGTACCTGGTCTATGACCAGTTCTCCATGCTGCCATACCTCTATTATAAACTTTTTTAAGAGTGCCGTAAGAAATACCAGACTTAGCTGCTTTCTTTTTTAAGCCCTCATTTTCTACTATATGTTGCTTAAATTTTAACATTATACTTTAGTCTCCCTATTTTTCGTTACTGCGGCTCTTAATCTAGCACGATCCATCATTCTATCATGCTTTCTTTTATCATTTTCTTTTTCTCTTTCAATTTTAGCTTTTGTCATCTTTATATCTTCACCATACATTTTTCTAAATTTTATAGTGTGTTTGGATAATTTAGTTTTTGCACCTTTATCGCCAGGAGCTGGTTTATATGCAGCAGGATTATCATCGTCCATATTTGCACCTTTTTCAAAATGTCTAGCTCGAGATTGTTTAGTCGACTTAGACATTTCTTTACCCTTAGCATCTTTAGCATAATAACCTTTGGGTTGTTTACCTTTTCTTTCAGGTCCAATATCAGGATCTTCACCTTCATATATTTCATTATCTAAAGGATTCCATTCTTGAAATGTTAATGGTTCAATGTCATGTAACCATTTTCTTAAATGATGCCCATTTGAATTTTCTACAATAACATAATTAGGCCCTTTACGAATAACTTTAGTAACTTCATCATTTTCTTTGACTATTACTTGATCTCCAATGTTAAAAATCATACCCTTTACATATGCCTCTCTAATATCTGATAGTTTTTCTAATTGAATTAAATTTTGAAATATCTTCTGTTCTTTTAAACCCATTCCCATTCTTACTGAATTATACAACTTTTTTGCTTCAGCATTAGACATATTTCTTGGTAGGCCTTGAGAAAATTTTGTAAAATCTTTTTGTTCAACTGCTTGACGCATTTTAGATGCTGACATACCAGTTGCACCATCAGCATCTGGATCTCTTTCACCAGCTGATATAACATTTATTTTTTCAAAATTATAAAACCCATGTCTTCCTTTTTTACCATTATACTTATCAAGTAAAATTTTAAATTCGTTAAGACGATCCGAACCCACAACAAGTGAAACATTTTTATAACCTTCACTATACAGTTTACTAGCAACATCAAATACATTTTTTATTTTTCTATCTGCCATAATCTGACGTGCATGCTTTGGAAACATTTTTCTCGCATACTTAACTTTTTCAGTAAATGATAATGGATTTTTCTTTTTATCTTGTGATTGTGATAGATAAACTCTATACGGATTTTTACCAGATTTTTCTGATAAACTTCTCATTAATTTTTCATGACCAATGGTAGGTGGATTCATTCTACCAAATGTAAAATAAACTGATTTACTTTCTTCAACTAAATATGATTTAAATGAATTTATCACTATTATCTCTTTCTCGCTATTTCTGCTCTACGTTTTGCAGGCATCAATCTTCTTTGTAATGTATCTAATCTTTTTTGAAAAGATGGTCTATCTAATCTTCTTTCTATAGAAGCTTTTTGTACATCAGATATTTCTGATTTTTTACGACCCTTTAATATTTTATCTGTTATCTTTTTTCTTGCAGATCTACGGGCTCTTTTTTGTAAAACGGGAGATCTGGCCATTCTTCTTTTTGCACGTTTTCTAGCAATTTTAAGAACCATTTTTCTACGTTTTGCATCTCTGGCTTTTTTTCTGCGGCCAGAAATGGATAAAACTTCATCTAATGTTTGGGAATCTTTGAAGAGCTCAACGTCTTCTTCAGTAAAATTTTTAAACGATAGTGGCCTATTCTCTGCCATTTTTATCTCCCTGGTTTATCCCATCCCTTGATTATATTGGGTGAAAAGTTAGCGAATGAAAATTCCATTCGATCAACTATTTTCACTGCATCACCACCAAGTTTATCTATTGCTACATAACCTTCTTGACCTGTAGAACGATATCCTCTATTTGTTTTTAAAAATGTATTCGTTTTATTTAGTTTATTTAATATATTTATAAGTTTTAACTTCGCTAGGACTATTACCTTTTGTAAATCAAACATTCTTTTTAAACTTTTTTTATTACCAATTGAAAAAAATGTTAAGATTTTTTGGAGTTTTGCTTTTTGGGTTGCTTGGCCTTTTTCTGTTTTCCTGTTTTCGATTTCTTTTTGGTATCTTTGTTTGATCCAATTAATGAGCTTGGAAACGTGACTGCCAGTATTAACCACGATTTGACCTTTTCGTACATACGTATTATTAAATGTTTCAATGAGTTGAGCCAACTCTTGATTATTTTCCAAAGTTTTAAGGGTAGTTGAACTAATTTGGTTAAATAAGAACCCAGCGTGACTAAGATATTCATTAACTTCCTCCGTATCTTTTTTTGTCATTGTAAAGCCAGTCATATCTCTTAACATAGCATCTTGTGACCAGACATTTGGAGTTTGTTTCAATTTTGATACATTAACTCCATAAGATGCTTTCATTGTTTCAAATGAATTACCTGAATATGATGTGTGCCATACAATGCCTATTTTTGCTTTCTTAATTCTTTTGGACATTTCAGTATTGTTGGGTACAGCATATACAATAGTGTTAGGGTGAAACGTAACATACTGTTTACCCTTTATTTTAGATATTTTTAAATCTGATTTTGAAAATAAAAAATCACCTTGAATAACACCTTTAATTCCTAAAGATGGTAAATATTTTAGTGCATCTTTTAACTTACTAGCCAAATCACCAGAAGTATCAGCATCCACGTCCGCAGGAGTATAATATACTTTTGGTGATTTATTGAAAATCCCTTTTTTCGCAACAAAGAAATTACCGTTTCTGGGATCAATACCAGCAAAAAGAGCAGGAGCACCATCCCACTTAACACTAACTGAGCCATCTTTCACACCTCCTAATGTATCTCTCAATGATCTAAGAGCCAGTATAGCTTCTCTTGTACCCTTAACACCACCATAAAGGACTTTGTCCTCAATGTGGGTCATATGGGTATTTTTTTGTTCACTTATAAAATCTGCAAAATTCATTAAACTACTTTTGTTCCTTTTGGTGGTAAGGCCTTAGTAAAGATTCCAATTCTTGCATCTTTAATTGTTACACCAGCTATTCTAGCTGCTCTATCACCAGTATATCTAGCATAAAATATACAAGTATAATCACCTTTTGGTACTTTACCATTTACATCATAATGTTTTGAAACAATTTTATATGCATTAGCTCCAACTTTTTTCAGTTTCATTGGACCTTGATGAAATTCATCAACATTATTTTTACCACGAGCTTTTCCATAATCTACACCCCAAACTGCGGTAAGTGCAATTTTCTTATCTTTTACGGGTCGCATACATCTATCACCTCTTTTAAAACCCTCAGGATAATGTGATGCAGTTGCATGCATAAAAGATTTTACCTCTGGGTGATCTTTATATATTTGATGTGATAAACCACCATATTGTTGAAAATCTCTGGCACCTTTTCCTTTCCAATCTTTATGTGATATCCATGCAGTTGGTTGGCCTTTATCATCTACTAAATGAAAATCAGACTTCGGTGTACCAGCTGTACTTTGTACACCAGTAACTATAACTTTTCTACCACCAACTATCATATTTAAAACACCACTTTTATCTATGGCCATTCTTTTTTCAATTTCTTTTTGTAAACCAGCTAGTTCTCTATCTTCAGCTACTGTACCAGATCCAACACCTTTTCCACCAAGATCGGGTGTTTTAAAGAATTGAGATGGATATTTTACTTTACCTTTGTTTGTGTTAAACTCTTTTGAAAAACCACTCTTTTCAAATTCTTTTCTATCTGGTGGAGGTGGTTTTAAAATTACACTACCTTTTTTAGTTAAAAACTCTTCTTTGTCTTTAAATTTTTTCATAAACGCAGGTATTCTTTCACCACTACGTTTTGTCAGATCATAATGCTTTAATATAGCATACATATCTTTTTCAAAAATTTTAAAACGGACCATTTTATTTCTCCGGTTATCGTTTATGAATAAATTACTATTATTTATATAATATATTTTTTTATTCATTTGTAAACCCCTAAAATAAAAAAAGGGGTCAAAAATATGACCCCGAGTTATTGGTTCGTTAAGGAGAATTATTTTTTTATTTTTTTATTCTGCATAATATTCCACAACTTTAAACCATATTTCCTACGTTTTTCAACTTCAGTAGGATGCCCACCCTCATACCAACTTTTTTTATTATGAATTTCATTTTCTCTTACCCAGTCGGCAGTTTGTTCGCGAGTATGTTTTTTCATGACACTTGGATCGCTATGTAAATACATAGCGCTAGTATAGTTAATTTACCATAATCCAAGTCCCATTTTGTCCCTTCACCAAAATTTTTCTCAAATTTTTTCATTATGATGCCTCCGCAAATTCTAGTGCGGATTTGATAGCATCACGCTTTCTAACTTGATTGTATCCATACCAAGAAGAATAAAGTCTGTTATCGTCATTACGACCCTGAATATGATCTGTAACATATGTAACAGAATTAAATGCTTGCCACCAAGTACCCTCAGCAAATTTAGAACCAGGTTGTACTTCAAGTGCATCATAACAAAGACGTGCATTTCTTGATAAAGTATCAACAGCAAGTTTTTTACCTTGTGTTTTCTTGTCAGCAGTTCTTGGAAATACTGTGTTGTAATATTCAATAAGAGCTTCAGCTGTATATCTTTTCTTTCCAAGAAATTCAGCCATTTCTTTGTATGTGTTAAGTTTTTCAGAAGCAATACCAAGTGCTTCTTTTACACTATCAGGATTAAACTGAGTTCTGTGTGTGACTTTTACAGCTTTATCTGCTTTCATTTCTAATGAAAGTGATAATGTGTTGTTACATACAACACGGATTGGAGTAAATCTAATATCAATTGATTTACCATACTGATGTGGATTTGAAAAAAGTAAATATGAATCCACTTTATCACCACCAAAAAGTTCAAAGGAATCTTTAACTTTTGCTAGTGCCCAAACCATCTGTCCACCTTTAAGTGAACCAGCAGTATGCATTTCCATATTACCAGCAAGTACATACTCACCGAAAAAATTAAATGCTTCTTCATTCTGAACTGGTGTCCAATTTTCACCAACATTTGTTAAAATTTTTCCATCAGTACTTCT